GTCGTTCAAAGAGGCACTAAACTATATGATCGCAAGAATCATCGTTATACATTTACTAGCGATCTAGATGTATCTATCACTTTTGAGTTAGAGTTCGAAGAACTACCCCAACAATTTAGAACATATATCATTACAAGATCTTCCCGCAAGTTTGCTAATCGTTATTTAGGCGCACAGGAGATCGAAGGTTTTACCTTACGCGATGAGATCATAGCCAAAGCTTTAGCGGTTGATAGCGACAGCGAGAACGCCGATAGAACAATCTTTGATAACTACGATGTAAAACGCGTACTTGATCGCTAATGCCTTTAATATCCACATCTGTACCGAATCTTGTACAAGGCGTTTCACAACAGCCTGATAACCTTCGCTACCCTGGTCAAGCTGAAGAACAAATAAACGCCTTTAGTTCGGTAGTGGACGGCCTTAATAAACGCCCCCATCGCGAATTGATAAAGGGGTTAGGTACGACGCTTGAAGACGACGCTCTCATACATTTTGTTGATCGTGATCCGCAGAATAAACACGCGATGATCTTCAACCACAACGGCGGCACAACGAGCGTTAATATCGTAGATGTAACTACAGGTAACGCGATTACTACGAATGTAAGCGTATCCGCTCAACCTTATTTAAATAATATTACTTCTCCTTTGTCGCAGCTTAGAGCGTTGACTGTAGCGGATTATACCTTTGTTGCTAATACGAATAAAGCAATAGAGATGACAAGCGACGTTTCTGACGCGTTAGAATACGAAGCTTTAGTGTTCGTTAAACTCGGCGATTACAGTAAAGAATATAATATTTTTATTGATGACGAGAAGTTCACTTATCGAAGCGGTGACGGTACTGGCTCAGGTACAGATTCAACGGGAGGTAGTGCTGCGGATGGTAGTGCTGCAGATACTGAATATATCGCTTCTCAGTTGGATATTACTTTAGAAACCACAGGCTCCGTTGCAAGCGTTACTGTAACAAACGGAGGTAGCGGCTACACTTCACCGCCTAGTGTTACATTTCCTAATCCAGGAGGAGGCGGCGTAAGAGCCGAAGGTTACGCATCTTTAAATGGAGGAGTAGTTAGTGAAGTTGTGATTACTAAAGCAGGATCAGGATATACCTCCGCTACAATCGCGTTAACATTTAGTGGTGGAGGCGGATCAGGAGCGGCAGCTACAGGTAATGTACGATTAGGCAGTATTGCTCAACATGTAATGGTTCGCGGTAATTTACTGAAAGTTAGCCACGCTACCACCGACTTTAATATCAGTGTAACCGACGGTCTGTCTGATCAAGCTTTAGGCGTTATTTATAAAGAAGTATCGAGCATAGCCGAGCTTCCTCAAAAGTGCTTTAACGGGTTTAAAGTAAAGATCAAGGGCGATGTAGAACTCGTACAAGATGACTACTATGTTAAGTTTGTAACGAAGGATAATAAGGATGTTGACGATCACTTTGGTGAAGGCTCATGGGAAGAGGATGTCGGATACGGTGTTAAAACGACATTGGACAACACAACCATGCCGATTCAAATCGTACCTACCTTGGACGCTAATGGTGTAATTACTTCCTATCAAATAGATGTGGCTTCTTGGACAGGTCGATTAGTAGGCGATGATGACACGAATCCTTTACCGTCGTTTGTCACTACCGATCCTTTGATTCCTAAAACGATAAATGATCTATTCTTCTTTAAGAACCGTCTAGGTATATTGACAGACACAGCGGTTTTATTTTCGGAAGCAGATGAATACTTTAACTTCTTTCGTACCACAACTCTATCTCTTTTAGACTCCGCTCCTATCGACGTTGGGGTCGCACATACAAAGGTATCTAAGTTGACTCATGCATCGGCTTTTCAAGAGAAGTTAATCTTGTTCTCCCCGCAATCGCAGTTTGTATTGAGAGGGTCGGATCTACTGACGGCTAAGACGGTTAACATATCGCCTATTACGGAGTATAATGTCAGCTCACAAGTGCGTCCCTTATCGCTTACTAACTATGTTTACTTCAGTTTCCAACGCGATTCTTACGAGGGTGTATACGAGTTCTTTGTTGATCAAGACAGTCAAGTGTTTGACGCGGCGGAAATAACGCAGCAAGTACCGACCTTCTTACAAGGTAACCTCAGAAGTCTTTCAGGTAGTGCCAGTGAGAATGTCATTGTAGCTTCGTCTGATGACGACCTATCCAAACTCTTTGTATATAAATATTATTGGAGTAATAAGGAGAAGATACAATCTGCTTGGATGCGTTTTGATTTTGATAAAGAGATTGTCGGCATGGGCTTTATTGACTCCGATTTATTCATCGTTACAAAGGACGGTTATCTCGAAAAGATGGCGATGGAGTCGGGCCATAAAGATCCAGGCTATGACTATGCTTTACATTTGGACCGTCGCATAGACAACACTTATAGCGGAGTTACCCTATCGTCGTATGATACTATTAATAGAACGACGACTATAAGCGGAATGCCTTACGATCCTGAAGGTGCGGTCGTTTATACAAAGACAGGGATACGACTACCTATAACGCGTCTTAGTGCGACCTCATTTACGGTTAGATACGATGTTACGGATAAACCGTTTTTTGTTGGCTTTGAATACGAGATGTCTTACACCTTCTCCATACAAACTTTAAAACAACCAACCGAGCGTGGAGGGCGATCATCTAGTAACTTCACGAAACAACTACTAAGAAACGGAGCTATTGACTATTCAGACACAGGACACTTTACGGTGGAAGTAACGCCACTTTATCGTGATACTTATAGCTATGCTTTTAATCCTACTAAGCTTGGGGCAGATGCGGTTATTGGATCTCTTGTACTTGATAGTGGATCGTTTAGGTTCCCTATACAAGCGCGTCATGACGAGGTGGAAATAAAACTAACATCTACATCTGCATTGCCTATGAAGTTATTGTCGGCAGAGTTTGAGAACTTCGTGCATTCCCGTTCAAAACGATATGGATAATGAATACTATACTTACAAAGATTGCATTGTTGAGCCCGCAAACGGCGATTATGACGCAGATGCTTTGTACGCTGATATGAGAACGTTAGATATGCTTGAGATAATAGGACTAGGCAATCATCCTCGTTTAGCACTTGTTGAATCCTACAAAGTAACCGAGAGACCCTGGACGATATTGACGCGTGATTATCGCATGATAGGCTCGTTTGGAGTCGCTAATTCTACGATTGAAGGCATGGGCGTACCTTGGTTATTAGGAACTCATCGTATGCATTTAATCAAAAGAACTTTTATCGCAAACTCAAAAGAGTGGCTAAGTCGTCTATTTAATGATAAATATGAAGTGTTAACTAATTATATTATGGAAGAAAACACACTATCTATACGCTGGCTAAAATGGCTAGGAGCGTCGTTTAATGACTGCGATGTAGAAGGTTATAAACAATTTACTTTTTATAAGAAATAATCGTTATGTGTGATCCTGTAACATTGACAACAATAGCGGTAGTTTCCGGCGGCGCTCAGTACATCGGTCAACGCCGTATGGCGCGCCAGCAAGCTCGTTATCAAGCGAGAGCGTCGGAGATGGAACGGCAACGGGCGATGCAGGAACAGTCGGCTATGCGGATTCGTCAAGCACAGGAACAAGAAGCAGCTAACAGAGAATTGGCAGATGTATCGTTAAAGAGTCGTGAGGCACTCGCTAAAGCCCGTACAAGTGCGGGAGAAGCGGGAGTAAGCGGAGCATCTGTCGAAGCTTTACTTGACGACTACACCCGCCAGGAGGCTGCTTATAGAATCGGTATTAGTCGTCAGCGGGAACTACAGGATGTGCAGACAGGATTAGCTTTAACGGACGCTGGTTATCGCACACAAATGCGTCAAATAGATATTAACCGTCCTATCAATAAACCGAGCTTCCTGACGGCTGTTGCTTCTACCGCTCTTAACGCTGCAAGTGCTTACGCTACGGGTCAACAGATACAACAAAATAAGACTTCCACAGGCTAGATAATATTATGGCTTCTTTAGACGACCTAGTTAAAGCATCGCGTAGTAAACGCGTTCAAGTTGCGGATCTACCGGACGCTCCCAAGCTTCAGCCTACGATTAGAAGCGGCGGTCAATACACGGTAGCTGTACAGCAGGCAGGTCGTAATAAGCTGATGGATTTAGCGGACGCTTTATCTAAGGTTAATCCCATTCTTCAACAATACGGAGCCATCCAAAAAGCAGAACGCGAATATCAACGCGAACAAGGCGAATTGTTTGCGATGGAATCTCCCGAGAAAGCGATGGAAACGCTCGATGCACAGCGCGATAAAACAAAGCAAGAACTTCGTAAGTTACGCGAACAAGGCGTTATTGACGAGCGTTCTGATCCTGAGTTCTTACTGGGTATTAGAGCGGCTAGAACAAAGGTACAAGCGAAGGAATTTAGAAACAATTTATTAACGGACGCAGAAGCGTTACAGACAGATAACCCAACAGGATTAGCACAGGAGCGTATAGCTGAGTTTTTACAAGGTGTTGATAGTCAATATGCTAAACAGGCGGTTGCTCCGATGTTAGATGCGATTGGAAACGAATTTGTAAACACAGTTACAAGACAGCAACAAGATGCGGCTATAGCACAAGGTAAAACCGATTGGTTGAACATGGCGGGGGGTTCGTTTAAAGCCTGGACAGCGAATGAAGCGGAGTTGAATAGTCCTGAGTTTCGTGAGTGGATTAATGATCCAGCAGGGGCGTTTAAAGGGAATCGTGAGTTTGTTCTCCAGGAAATGATTCAACCTATGCTGATGGATATGACCGAGCGTGGTAATGTCGCAGGTGCTTTGCGTAAGATTCAACAACTCAAAGATTGGAAGATAAACGAAAAAGGAGCGAAGTTTATTACGAGTACAATGCAGGATTCATTAAACGCATTGGAACGGACGATAGTCAGTCAGGGAGCTTATTGGCAACAGCAAGCAGTCACGACTTACAACACAGTATTAGATGAAGCTACAGGTCCGTTTACTGCTGAGTTTTTACAACGACTAAACGAAGGTAAGCCAATTACCGAAAACTACTTTAAAGATTGGTCGGGGAGAGCTCGTGAGGAATTGTCGGCTAAAGGCGTGAAGCCTAACAATGTCGAAGAATATATTACAAAACAACGGGAAGAAGCTAATAAAACTTACAACCGTCAAAGACCTGATACTGTCGCCACAGATTCCGTTATATTAGGCTCTATCCGTGGTAACTTAAACTTAGGAATTGATCAACGAAGTCAGATTGATGTAGCCAGAGATAACGGGGAGTTAAGTCTTTCCGATTATAAATCTTTATTACAAGCAAACGCGGATGAAACGGACTTCGAAGCGAATGTAATGCGTCGTCAACCTGTTAGGGATTATTCGGATATCATTGAAAACAGATTTAGCGATAAGGCGATAAAAGACGGTCTACCTATACCTATGGTCGATAACGCGACTAATATCGTAAAGGATATAACAGGCATAACTAAGAAACAAATACCGGGTAATACTTTAATAACTTTAAAAGCAACTGCTTCACAGATATTTCGAGATGAAATGCGTAAAGAGCGTGATCGGTTAGTTCTTCAAGGCATGGGTCAACTATCGCGTCCTGAATTAGATAGACAATTAGATGACCGTGTGGCAGTTGTTTACGAGAACATCTCACCTCAAATTGAAGAAATGGTCAGAACAAAGTTAAAAACGGCTCAATTTAATTTAGGAAGTTATTTTGATAAAGATGTTTTAGACGGGTTTGACAGAAGAGTCCCAAGTTCCGTTGAGGCTTTAAATTCAGTTCTACATCGTATAGGTTTCCAAAAAGACGATTTTCAAGGGAAGGCTGATTTTCTCAACGCTTATCGCACAAATCATATTGATTAAAAATGTCTAATAAAGTTTATACCGCCGAAGATTTCATGCCGCAACAGGACTTGGTAGATGTACCGGGCACAGCACAACGTCAAGACATCTTAGATCCTGAAACGGAAGAAGCTAAAGGGTTATGGCAGGAAACTAAGGCGATTGCTATGGAGACCCTACCTGGCCTAGGTACAGGAATAGCGACGAGTCCTTGGTTGTTAGCCGGGCCTAAAGGTTGGATAGGTTATGGGTTATTGAACTTCGCTACAGGACTAGGAACTAATACAATCGCGCAGAAAATGCGTAACCCCGAAAAAGACACTAGCTTTAAGGAGGCGACTTTAAACGGAATTTTTACTGCGGTCCCTGGATTATATCCCCTTAGAACCGCTAAATTAGGTAAGAAAGGTTTGATGGGAGTTAGAGCCGCTGAAGGAGGGATTATGGCTGGCGGTGAAGAATTTGGTCGTCAGTTAATTGACATATCCGAAGGTGAGAGGGAAGCTTTAAGTCCGTTTGAGATTGGCTTTAGCACTGTCATTGGATCAGGTTTAGGAGCAGGTATGGGGCGTTATGAGCACGGGATGTTTAATCGTGCAGGAGTATCTATGCAACAAGCTCAAAAGATACAGACGCAGATGGAGGCTCATGTAGCG